GGCGGGTACGGCAGATTACACCGCTGATTATGTCAATGGCATTGTCACCTTTGCGGCAAATCAGGAAGCGAAGTCTTGGTATCTGACCGCACGCGCCTACGACTTGAACGCGTCCGCCGCTGACATCTGGCGCATGAAAGGCGCGCACGCATCGGCCGACTTCGATTTCTCGACGGACAACCATTCGATCAAGGGAAGTCAGGTATCTATGCAATGCCTGAAAATGGCGGATTACTACGAGCAGCAAGCTTTGAAGTCGAGCCTGAAAACAACCGGCAGCAACAGCGTGCTAATTGAGCGGAGCGACACATGACCCTGACCGCTGCCCAACTATCCTACATGCGCGCCAAAGTGGAGGCGACACTACCATCCACCGGCCACGTCCTCTCGCTGGCATATACGCCGGACGGCTACGGCGGGGTGACGGAAACCTGGGGAACTGCGGGAACCATTGCCTGCCGGATTGACCCGCTGCGCGGTAACGAAATTCCGACCGGCGGCGCGATTCAACCCTACCACGGCTTCCAGCTAACCGCACCTTACGACACGGTATTGACCGAGGCGCACCGCGTCACGGTTGGGACTGAAACCTACACGGTCAAGAGCGTGGATAGCGATAAATCGGACGCGATTAGTTTGAGAGCAATCCTGGAGCGCCTATGAACGAAATCAAACTGGATACCAAAGAACTTGACCGGATAGCCAAACAACTAAACGTAAAGCGCGAAGCCGTTGGGCGGCGCATGGCGCTCCAGGTCGAAAAACGGGCGAAGGAACTCGCGCCTAAGGACACCGGCGCGATGCGCAACTCCATCTACACCGTTACCCAGAAAAGCAACGGATACGACGCCGCCGCTTCCGCTGCGAAGTCATCCAATCCAAAGGTACAAACCACACCGCACCCGCAGCCGACAGGCAATGTTATCGCAAACGTCGGGCCATCGGTTGAGTATGCCGCGCGTATTGAGTTTGGTTTTGTTGGCGAGGATAGTTTGGGACGCCGCTATAACCAGGCCGCGCATCCTTACCTTACCCCAGCCGTCGAGGAAATAGCACGCAAGTACAACAGCGGCGAGGAATGGAAGGAGTTGGTGGAATGAATGTTCTAAACGCTGCCATATACTCCGCCTTATCCTCTAATGCCGCGCTGATTACCGCGCTGGGTGGTACGGCCATCTATCACTTGCAAGCGCCGGACGAAAATGCGCTGCCTTATGTGATCTATTCGTGGCAAGGCGGCGGTGATGTAAACGAATCGCCGCACGGGGACAACGAATCGGTGCGCTTCGTCAGAACCTACGCGGCTACAGCGAAACAGGCATGGGAGATTGACGCGCTTATCAAGCCGCTGCTGCATAACGTCGCGCTTGCGGTCACTGGCTATACAACTATCATCTGCCGCCGCGAGGATGATTATGAAAGTGTTGAGACAAGCCCGACTGGCGTAAAAACGTTTACCGCTGGCGGACTTTATCGTATTCGCATTACAAAATAAGGAGTAACAACAATGGCTGAATATATTGGGAAAGACGCTGATTATCGCTGGGTTTGGAGCGGCGGTACGGTAAACTTTTCGGCTGACCACCGAACATTTAATTATGCGCCGTCCGTAGAAATGCACGACACAACCGCCGGTTCGGATGTGGCTAAAACCTATGTATCTGGCGTAAAAGACGGATCAATGACATTGACCCTCGTTCACCAGGGCGGAACTGCGCTGGATGGCCCTTGTGCTGAGGGTGTTGGCGGAACGTTGTTCTGGTCGCCGGAAGGCACTGCCACCGGCAAGCCGAAACACAGCGCCCCGGCCATCTGCCAGGGCTTTAGCTACAACCCACAATACGCCGCTGTGGTCGAATACCAAATTTCATGGCAGCAAAACGGTGTTCGTGTGGATGCGGCCTGGTAGGTGACATGAAAGAAATAACCCTATCGACCAAAGAAACATTGACCATCGACACCAACCGCGTGAGCATAAAGGAATTTCGCAGTTTGTTTGACGCCAAGCAGCCAGACGAGGATGAATATGCCATTATCGGCAAGATCATCGGCAAGACGGGCGAACAAGTTGGCGAGTTTGGTCAGCGAGATTATCGTTTGGTGTTGGACGCTGTAATCAAAGCGGCAGGCGAACCGCTTACCGACCCTACTTGAGCCAGCGCGTCTATGAGGCGATGACCTTCGACGAAAATATGCCATTTGAAGTGATCGTTTGGGACTTATGCGAACGCTTTGGCTGGACATATGAATATGCCGAAGGAATAAGCCTGGCGCGACTGGCAGAGTTTACACAAGTTCAGGATGGCAAAGCGCACGCGCGAAATAGTCTATTTAACAAGAAAGGCCGGTGACACATCGGAAAGCGAATAGCAACCCTACACGCGGAAATTTCTGCTGATACTGCTAAACTGCAAACCGGATTGACTGACAGTAAGAGCAAGTTAGTCAATTTCAAGGATCAATTAAGCAGTACGGTAAAAAATGTCACCGGCTTTAGCCTTTCTACGGTAACGGCCGCTGGTGCGGCGTTTGCCGTTGGCAACGCCATTAAACAATCGGTCACAGAGTGGAGCGCATACGCAGAGAGCGTTGAAAAGGCGGCGCGGCTTTCCGGTGTGTCATCGGAAGAAATGAGCCGCCTGATTCAGGCGTCCGATGATTTCCGCGTGTCACAATCCAGCCTGACAACTGCCATGAATATGGCGTTGAAAAATGGATTTACGCCGACAATCAACAACCTGGCAAAATTATCCGATGAATTTATTGCCATGAAAGACCCGGCCGAACGCGCTGAAATGGCGAGTAAGATTTTCGGCCGTCAATGGGCTGAGATCGAACCGCTGTTGCGCCAGGGTGGAGACGCTATCCGAAATGGAACCTCTGCGATTGCCGACAATCTGGTTGTGACCGAGGAAGCGGTACGCAAGAACAAAAAATTTATCCAGACACTTGATAATTATGAGGATGCCTGGACAGGACTAAAAAACACCGTTGGGCAGGAAGTGTTGCCGGTTCTGACTGCCGCCATGCAAGCAGCCACAGAAGGCGATAACCTATGGGAGTTTATCAAGCGCCTTCGTGATGAAACAAAAGAAACTGATCCAGCAATTGCGGCAATGACTGGCCGTCTTGACGCGCAGTATCAAGCCTACCTGAATACAACCGCAGCGGCAGAAGGTAACGCGGATGCGACCAATATGGTCATGGATGCTACCAACGATGCGGCTTCAGCAATGGCGAAATACACAGACGCGCTGCTATTCAAACTTGCCAGCGAGGGACTATCAGAAGAAGCGGCGCTTGAACTGGCTTATGCAATGGGACTGGTTGACGAAAAGACGGTGTTAGCCACGCAGAAAACAAGCGAGTGGAAGAAAAAACTGGATGACGGAACTATATCGCTTGATACATACAACAAGCTCGTTTCCGATCTCCAGGAAAACATAGACGAACTACACGACAAGGAAGTCAACCTAACATTCAATATCAACACAAACGGTAGCATTCCGGATTATTACACAGATGCCGGATATAAACCAGACCCCAACGCAGTCTTTACGCCCAAATCATCCGGCGGCCCAGTAATGGCTGGAGCGCCATATTTGGTTGGCGAGCACGGCCCCGAACCATTTATCCCTAGCACAAACGGAACGATCATGCCAAACAGCGACTTCGAAGAAATACTGAGAAACATAAACAACGGCATCGTTGTCAACGTTTATGGCGCAACCGATCCAGCGCAAACTGCGCATCTCATCGATCTGAATTTCCGCGCCGCTCAGGCGCTGGCAGGGGTAGCATAATGGCACTCACACGCGAAAAATTTTACGTCGTCGTACCGAAGGCGTCAACCAACCTATGCACCAATCCGAGCTTTGAGCTGGCGACTACTGGTTGGTCTGGCGGCTATGGCGGTTCAACGATTGCCAGAGTAGCCGGATACGGCAGGCGCGGAGCTTATGCGCTTAGAGTAACGCCTGCTACGGGGCAAACGTCCGGCGCATTATATACATTTGCTGCAACAGCAGGCACGGCTTATACAGCATCCATTGATCTTGATGGTACGTCTGGTGTGACATATCGAATTTCTTGGACAGACACATCCTACAACATTCAGGCGCAGTCAAATTACGTTTCGGGCGGCGGATACGAGCGCCTGGCGGTGACGTTCACGGCGGCGTCCAGCACAAATTATTATTTGATTATCGCCCGTATTACGCCTAACACAAATGTCGATCCATTTTACATCGACGGCTGCTTGATTGAGGCCGCATCCGAGGCCAGCACCTATTTTGACGGCGATTCATGGGGGCTGACATTACAGCGCGATTACGGCTGGAATGGCACGCGGCAGGCGTCCACGTCTTACCGGCTGTCACGAACGCGGGCTGGCGGCACGCTGCTGGATATAGAAACCTACGCGAAAATATTGGGTCATTACGGCTTAGGCCGCGCACCCGAACAGCACTTCACCAGCGAGATTAACGCAGACGGCGAACTGTATCAGGCTACGAAAGTCATGCCGCGCGATTTCGTCATCAACATGGTTTTCAGCGGGTCGACCGCTGACGTTGCCACACAACGAAAGGCGCTGCTGGCCGCGTTGCAATTGGATAAAACGCCCATCCGGCAGCCGATTGTCTTGCGCTATCAGGGCACGGATGAAAGCGGCAATTGGATGACTGAGCCGGTGAACATAAAATGCCTGTACAAGGGTGGATTGGAGCGCAGCGCGAGTACCTACGGAGTTGAAAAATGCGCGGTGCAATTCCAGATGACCTCGCCTTACATGGACGTGGACGGCGAAACAGGCACAGAACTGGGTTACGCTTCGTCTGTCACAAACTT